CGGTACTGCGCCTGCTCCTTCACCACAAAGAAATCCGGGGTGCCCCAGGGGCCTTGTGGGACCTGGAGATACTCTTTGAGAATCGCTAGGGACAAAATCGTATCGCCGTGCCGCTGCATCGTCCGCCAATTGATGAGATCCTCTGCCTGGTAGGGTACCCAGTACGGGCGGCTTTGTGGCGGCGGGGGAAAGACGCGGCCCTCGGGGGTCATCTCGCCCATCGGGTAATCCACCAGCACCCCAAACCGGCCCATGAGGAGCGTTTCGCGCACCGTGTTTTCGCAGAACATCCGCAAGGATAGCCCCGTCTGCGTGATGTCGGCCAGCTGCGGCTCTAGCGCGGCCGGAGCCATGAACTGCGGCTCATGACGGAACACCGAGCCGGTAATGCCATGCACGGCATGTTCGGTCGCGGCGGTCCAGGCCGGTCGATCCCGGTACGCCATATATTGCTCGTCACGCCGCATCCCCGCTGGCCGTGGGAGATACGCAGTGCCATCAAGGGCGCTGAGGCCAGCACGCTGCGAGAGGGCCATGGGGCGTGCCGACTTGACGGCGAGTTCGCCCAGATACCCGTCTCTGAGCATCGCCCAAAGGGGCCGCATGGCATTGTAGGCTGGATGAGGCGTTGTCACACTCACGCCAAAGCACTCCTCCTCATGCGATTAAATATACATCTCCATCGTCATACTGCGTGCCCTCGCCGGCGCGAAGGTGCAACATAGACTATCACCAAGGTCAGGGGACATGCCGAGTCGCTTCCGCATATGGTCCTTGTCCTCGACCACGAGACACCCGTTGCTGTCGAGCCCATAGCCCACGCTGGCCAGTTCCCCCGCGAGGTCCTCACACGCGCCGTGATCGTCCGCACAAAACACGGGCTGCTCCTCGCGTAACCACCGGGCCACTTCGAGCCACAGATAGTCGCGGAGCAAGCGCGGCTTCGCATCGGCGGGATGCCGCACCAGCGGGGCTTTCTCGGCGACGTTTACGGGCACCACCTCGCCGGCAATGACGCCCTGGCGCTTCAGTTCGGCCAGCCGGTCATACACGCCGGCGCCCAAACCAATCACGTCCACGTCCACTTCATCCACCCGCCAGGGTTCCAGAATGGCGAGGATACAGCCGACCGTCTGCATGGTGTCTTGTTTGGAAAATATGCGTATGCGATCCACCACACTCCCCTGTCGCAACACCAGGACGGTACGATCAGAGCCGAGCCGCGCCACGTCCACGCCGAGCCGCCGCTTGCCCTCCCCCTCGCGCTTCTCGCGTGTGGTGCAGGGCTCGGTGAGTTCCAGCGAGATGAGCACATCATCTTCTTGAAGGGGAAAATCACCGTCTGCGCGTACCCGCACCACGTTCGAGCCTTCGCCCCATTTGCTTACGAGCCGGGTCCGGTAGCCCGGATCGACCAGCGGCGAGTCTTGCGAGCGAAAGTGCAGGGCCGTATACTCGCCCCGGTTATGGCGATGCGACGCGGCAAACGTGCCGCTCGTGCGCGTGGGATTGCCGAGCATGAGGACGCGGGCACCCGGCGAGGACAGCGCGCCCTCTGCGGCCTCGAAGACCTCTTCAGGTATTCCTGAAGCCTCGTCCACTACATAAAGTAAGTGCTCGCCATGAAAGCCCTGGAGGCTCTCGGGATTTTCTTTGCGGGCCGTGCGGGCGAAGGCACCCCAGTCCTTGGCGCTGGGATCGAGCACGCTATCGGTCATCAGGCGAAAGAGCCGCGAGAGCCAGAAGCGGGGATGCAGGCCGAGCGCCTCGCTTACCTCATCCGACTTGCGCCGCCACTTCGCCAACTCACCCCAGAGAATGTCACGTAATTGATGAGAACTGGGCGCCGTGCAGGGAATCTTGGCAAAATCGTGGGTTTCGAGGAGCCACCAGACGACCCAGGAGGCCGTCGAGCTTTTACCCACGCCATGGCCGGAGCGGACAGAGACCTTCGCGCCGTAGGGCAGCATGGCCTCCAGAATCGCGCGTTGCTGGAACGTCGGTTCCGTCCCGAAGCGTTGTTGCACATAGAGGCAGAGATTGTCACGCCACAAGTCGCGCAGCTCCAGGTAGAGATGCAAGGGGGCATCCCGGTCCTGGGTGGCGGTGGCGGTGGCCATCACGTGTCCTCACGCAAGGACGGCATGGCGTGGCCATTGGTGGCGGTACTCGCGTGGCGGGCCACCTCTAGCAAGGCGGCGAGCCCGCTCGTGGGTTCCCACAAGGGCGCACCATCCCCACCCGTATGCTCCTGGCGTTCCACATAGCCGCGATCCTTCCCAATCGTTTTCAGGCACAGACTAATGCCCCAGGCTTCGCCGCGATCGATGGATTGCAGGAGGCGTATTTCCGCGAGGTCCACCATTTGCCCACGCTGCGCCTGCTTTTCGTGCTCCACGGCGGGATACCGTTTACAATAATTGAGGATCGTATCCACATCGCAGCGTAACAGCTTCGCCGCCAGATACACCATGCCCTTGGTTTTCTTGAGCGCGGCGATCACTTGGTCGGGCGTAAACCGTTGTTTATTCGGCATACAACGAAATTTCCGAACGATGCGACACACAGTTAGACATAAGGAGCAGCCTCTGGCGCGGGCACTACCTCGGGCGTCGGTAGCACGGACGCCGCCTGCCAGGGCACCTCGGCCTCGGCGGTGAGCACCGGCGCGGCCAGATGCGCGGCCAGCAGGGCTTCCTGGCCATTGCTCGACATGGCGACAATGGGCGTCACGCCGGGCATCTGCGGGAGCACGGGCAGCGCAAAGATGAGCGGGTCCTGGCACGCCGCACAGCGCACGCGCAGGACGACGCGGTAGTGCGCGGGTTGCACAGCGGGCGAGACCAGGACTTGGGATTCAAACGTGTCGTGAGGGCAGGCCATCGGGGCACACCTCCGCCCGTCCGTAGTCTATGTATAACACACACTACTACTACAACTCTATAGTACGCATGAAGCCTAGCGTGTGTCAAGCGTGAGGTGTGAGGTGGCGCCCGGCGAGGCGGCGGCGCATTGCGGCACAGGCCGCTTCGAGGGTGGTCACATCCGCCAACAGCGCGGCAACCTGGGCGTCGAGCTGGCGGACCTGCGCTTCGAGCTGGGCGACCTGGGCCTCTAATGCCTGCACGGTGGCGCGGCGGGGCGGACGACGGGGGCGACTCGTACGCAAACCATTCTTTGCGGTGCAGTCTGCGTCGTTGCTCATTGCTAGTCCTCTCGCCAATGGCCAGGACCTGCCGACTCATACGGAAATGAGGACGTGCGGCAGAAAGCGTTGGAGTGAGGAGACACGACACCGCCGCGTCCTGGCAGGGATACTAGGACCAGCAGAGGAGCGCTGTCAAGCGGGGGGAGGATAGCATCCCTACATCCCGTCATGGATCTGCCCGCGCGCGAGCCAGGCTTTGGCCTGCGCCTGCCATGCCTGGCGACTATACGCCGCGCACTGGGCAGCGGTGGGGGCCTCCAGGCCGGTCAGCTCTGCCGGCAGAATCCCCGCATAGCACAGGACATAGCCTGCCCCTTCGTGATAGCCAACGGCATACCCCGCCTGGTACGCGGGCCCCGGCGGCGTGTGGGCGCCATCCTGATAGCCCTGGTTGTAGGCATGCCAGCAGGCGACGCCCATGAGGCCGAGGCCGAGCACGAGGCCGAGGGAACGGAGTAGCGACATAGCGGTCCTTTCGTCGTGGAGTCTCTAGGAGGGCTGCGCAGGGGTACGTAACTCTGGCGAGGGCGCAACGGCTTAGCAGGAGAGCAGCGCCCTCGCCATGATCAGACCTTCTCCCCGCCACAGAGGTAATCCATCCCGACATCGAGCGCCTGCGCCAGGGACCAGATCGTCCATACGCTCGGCTGCTTGCCAGCACCTTTGCAGATTTTCTGGACGGTACTCAGCGGCACATGCGCCTCTTTCGCCAGGCGCGGGATACTCAGCCCGCGCCGATGCATTTCCGTGAGGACGCGCAAACCCAGTAAGGCTTCTTGTTTTTCGGCAATCACGACCGCCACAGTGCTTACCTCCTTTACTGTAATGAACACATAGAACATCTATACTATACCTTATAGATTATTTTTTGCCTACCGCATTTTTCTCTCAAATACCCCTTGCATGCCTACCGAGAATGCGGTACAATATTTTCAGTTAGTTGGTTGAACAAAACAACAGAGCGACCCCGCAAGGGGGTGCCACCGCAACGGTAGGACGACCTAGCCAGGGTGATCTGGCAGTAGGGGCCGAACGCGGAAGAGCCAAAAAGAGATGGTGTCTGAGGCTGTGTGGCCTCACCGATGACGCGGAAACGCAGAAACACCACAAGGAGACGCACGATGATGACGATTTATCAGCCCTGGAAGCGCGTACGGACCCACATGGGGAGCGTGAGTGTGATGGCCAAGGGATGGCTGTTAGAGGGCCGCGATCCTCAGACGGACGCGGTGGTGCGGCAGTGGTTTCCGACCGTGGACGCCGCACAGCGCTACGCCAGCAAGCGGCAGTGGTTGACCAACAAATAGCGCGCCCGCCTCCTGGCAGAGCACGACAACCAGTAAGGCGGCTTTCTATT